CAAAGCCGGACCGCCTGAACCCGTGGCGGGAAAAGAAGGAGACTCTGGAACGGCTTCAGCGGTACCGTCAGGCGGGCGGTCTGGGCTGTCTGGAGGCGGTGGCCGGCCGGTGCGGCGGAGATCTCACGGCGGACAAGCTCCGGGGCGTCCTCACCGGAGCGGAAAAACTGCCCATTGAGCAGTGGCGGCTCATCCGCCGGGCCCTGGACCAGCTGGAGGAGGGTGCGGATGAGTAAGGCAATCAAGCACATCAGGGCCGGACTGCTCCACATTGAGGTCATTGGGTCGATCCCGGACCGTCCGCCCGGCAGGCAGGGGCGGGCGGCCCGGAGTCAGGCCACCTCTCCGGCCCAGCAGTTTTACAATGACAAGTGCTCCTGGCGGGAGCTGGAGTTGGTGGTGGCGGCTAACTTCGGCCGCCGGGCTCTGGTCCTGACCCATACCTATGATGATGACCACCTCCCGGAGAGCAAAGAAGCGGCCAATCGGTACTTTGCACGGTTTATCCGCAGGTTCCGGGCGGCCCGCAAAAAACGGGGCGCGGAGCTGCAATATATCTATGTAACAGAGGGGTACCACGAAAAACGGGCCAACGACTGGCTGGTGGAGGACGGGACCCTGGAGGACCGGAGGATCCACCACCATGTGGTCATCAATGCCACGGATGTGGATGATCTGGAGGAGATCCGGAGTCTGTGGCAGGGCGGCGGGTATATTCGGGCGGAGCCGCTGGACGTCCACTATTATCGGGAGCTTGCCAAGTATATGACCAAGGAGGCCCGGGAGTTTGGCCGGCCAAAGCCCGGTGAGCGGACCTGGCGGTGCTCGCGGAATCTCCGCCGGCCGGAGATCGAGTACATTGAGATCCCAAGCGACAGCGTTACCCTGACGCCGCCATACGGAGCGGTGGACTACGAGCCCTTCTGCGAGCGCAATCCATACGGATACGGGGACTGCATCGGGGCGCGCTATCTTATGTTTCCTGTGAGGGAGCACCATCAATATACCTATACGCAGCCCAGGCAGCGGAAACGGCCGCCACCTAATAATTTTTTGCCTTGAAACCAGTCTTAATAATTCGTCCATGGTGGAGAAAGGGAGGAAAAGGCCTTGAAGTTTGGACCGAACCCTGATAGAATATTCCCAGTGAAAGGCGGATATGTGCTGTGCCCGAAGTGTCTGGAGGCTGGTCTCCGGAATAAACTCCAGGAAGCGCCGCCGGACATGAAAGCCATCCGGCTGCGGCTGTACTGCCGACAGTGCAAAAGCCGGTACATCGTGAATATCACAGAGGGCCAGTGTCGAGAGGACCAGAGCTGATGATCTACCCAGTGGGTGGGATCGTTGGCTCTGGCCTTTTTGTTTTGCCCGGAGGTGATAGCCCAGGGACAGAGACCAGACGGCCAGCGGGATGGAGGGATCAAAATGGCCTGGGATGGCTACAAGAGCAAGCGGTGGCGCCGACTGCGCCGGCGCATCCTGCGGCGGGACGGATACCGTTGCCGGGAGTGGGCCAGGTACGGCAAGGCGGTTGATGCAACGACGGTCCATCATGTGTGGCCGGCGGAAGAGTATCCTGAGTACGCATGGGCACCGTGGAACCTGGTCAGTCTGTCCGGAGACCGGCACAACGCTATGCACGACCGGCGGACCGGGCGGCTGACGGAACTGGGCGAGGCATGGCGGCGGAGGATAGCCCCCCCACCCTCGGAGCCGTACTGAGGCCGGGCCCTGGGACCGGGGGCGGAACTCTTTCCGACGGCGGGAAAAACGGCGGAGGGGGTTCAGGCGCGTAGAAATTACCACGCAGGCAGGACGCGCCCGCAAACGACGCGGCCGCGCGGAGCGGCGGCGGATCACAGCACAGGAGGAAGCTATGGGCCGAGAGGCAATAATCCGGGCGGACATGGAATCTGTCGGGACCTACAACACGATCTTTGAGCCGACTATCAAGCAGCTGGCTAAACTGGAGCGGGAACTTTCCAAGGCGGAAAAAACCTGGCGGGCTGCCGGCGGCCAGATGGTAGCAGAGCTGGTGAACAAGACCGGCGGGAAGTACACGGCCAAGGACCCCAACTACGCCGTGGTGGACCAGCTCCGTAAGGACATCCAGGCGTTACGCAACCAGCTTGGATTGACTCCTACCAGCCTGAAGCGTGCCCGTCAAAAGGCCGAGGCCATATCAAACGGACAGCAGAGCCCCCTGGAGGACCTGCTGGAGACAGCTCACGACTACGCTCTGGAGCACGCTGCCGCCTATCAGGCCGAGGTGGACGCCTATGTGGATGGTTGTCTCTCTGGTCGGCTACGGGTTTGCCCGGAGATCGTCCAGGCCTGTGAGCGTTATCGCCGAGACCTTCAGAATCCCAAGTGGGAGTTTCGCCCGGACCCGGCCAATGAGATCATCGCTATCATCGAGACCACCATCTGCCACCAGCAGGGGGAGTTCCTGGACGCTACACCTCTGCGAGGGACGCCGTTTTATCTGCTTCCATATCACAAATTTATCGTCTACAACGTGATGGGGTTTTACCTGGTGGGAACCAAGGAGAGGCGCTTTAAGGAGGCCCTGGACTTTGTTCCCCGGAAAAATATCAAGACTACCTTTGCGGCGGCCCTGGCCTGGTCCCTGGCCCTGTATGAGCGACGCTCCGGCTCCAAGGTGTACGAAGTGGGCGGGGCACTGAAGCAGGCGCTGGAGGGCTTTGATTTTTTGCGGTATAACCTGAAACGCCTCAAGGTGACGGTGGACGATGACCCGGAAAATGGACTCCGGATCATCAATAACAACATGGAGCGCTCTATAACCGGAGACGTGGGCGAGGATGGGTTTCTGTCCATCAACGCCCTGGCCTCCAGCCCTGACAAGCAGGATTCTTTCAACTGCAATATAGTCATTGCCGACGAGATGCACACCTACAAGAGCGCCAACCAGTACCAGGTCCTGAAGGATGCCACCAAGGCATACACCAACAAGCTGGTCATCGGAATCAGCTCCGGCGGCGACTTGGCTACCGGATTCTGTGCTAAGCGGGTGGAATACTGCCGGAAGATCCTAAACGGGACCAACTCCGGGCCGGAGGTCGATAGTATTTTTGTTTTCATCGCGGCGGCGCCTCGGCAGGAAAATGGGGACGTGGACTATACGAACCCGGAGGTCCTAGAATGTTGCAACCCCGGCTGGGGACGCAGTATCCGCCCTCAAGAGATGATCAACGATGCGGCTCAGGCCAGGGATGATCCACAGCTTCGGACAGAGTTTTTGCAAAAGTCCCTGAATGTGTTCACCGCGGCCTTGAACGCCTGGTTTGACATTGAGGAGTTCCGCCGTAGCGATCGAAAGTATGACTGGAGCATGGATGAGTTGAGGCGGCTTCCCATCCGCTGGTATGGGGGTACGGACCTGTCTAAGCTCCATGACCTGACCGCAGCCTGCCTCTTTGGTCATTACAAGGGGGTGGACATCATCATCCCGCACTGCTGGTTCCCAAGGGCTGCGGCCGCCGTCAAAGCCCATGAAGACCAGATCCCCCTGTTTGGCTGGGAGGACGATGGATGGCTGGATCTGTGCAACGACAATGTGCTCAACCACGGCGACGTGGTGCGGTGGTACAAGGAACGCCGGTCGGATGGTTTCCGGCTGCGCAGGATCGGGCACGACCGGAAGTTCTGTCGGGAGTATTACCTGGAGATGAAGAAGGAGCGATTCCCTATCAAGGATCAGCCCCAGCTGTTTACACGAAAAAGCGAGGGCTTTCGTTATTTGGAGGCCAGCGCCAAGCGTGGGACCCTCTATTACTGCCACGCCGAACCCTTTGAATACTGCGTGCAGAATGTCCGGGGCATTGAAAAGGCTGACGATATGGTGATGTATGAGAAGCTGGCACCGAACCTCCGGATTGATGTGTTTGACTGTGCGGTGTTTGCAGCCTGCACCTATTTGGAGGATCTGGACGGCCGCAGCCGGGGAAGCGGCTGGTTCGAGGAAGAAACGAAGGAAGGTGATCCCCAGTGAATCAACTTACACCGACCCGTCGGGCGGCCCGCAGGCCCCCGAGGCTGCGGACGGATCTGAGTCAGAGCCTGGCGGCGTGCCTGCTGTCCTCAGACGCATGGGAGAGCATCCAGACCAACGGATACGCCTCCCTGGCGGACAGCCCGGACGTGGCGGCGGCAGTCGGGGCCATTGCCGATGTGATCAGCTCAGCCCCCATTTATCTGATGCGCAACACGCCGGAGGGGGATGTGAGAGAACGGAGCGAGC